AACTTCTCAGTCTTAATTGATACGTTAGCATATAATACTTACATTACAGCATTCAACTCGAATATGGTTGTGAATGAATCCTTCTTGGATTCGGCAACTCTTCGTGAAAATGTTGTTTCACTGGCAAGGAACATTGGATATGTTCCACGCTCCAGAACCGCCGCTAAGGCATCTGTTTCTTTCAACGTACAAACTAGTACAACAAGTCCTACACTAACCTTACAGGCGGGTTTAGTGTGCGTAGGAAGTATAAATGACACTTCTTATGTATTTTCAATCCCAGAAAATATAACAACAACAGTGAATGATGGTGTTGCTACTTTTGGAACAGCGACCGATCCTCTTAGTGTCTATCAAGGAACATTTTTAAGTAAGCAATTTGTTGTTGATGGATCACTAGATCAAAGATTTTTACTTGACAACTCTTTCATTGATAGTTCAACTATTGTTGTTTATGTAAAGGGTATATCTGATACTGGTTTGGGTAGAGAATATTCTAAAATTGACAATATTTTAAACGTAAAATCAACTTCTGAAACTTACTTGATTCAAGAAGTTCAAGATGAAAAGTATGAACTCCTCTTTGGTGATGGTATATTTGGTAAGAAACTAGAGGATGGTACTATCATCACTGTAACGTATATTGTTACTGACGGAAAAGAAGGTAATGGACCTTCCACATTCTCATTCTCTGGTAGTTTGAGAGGTTCATCGGATGAGATTGTTGTACCTACAACTACTCCAACTATAACAACCATCTCTGCGGCATCTAACGGCGGCGACATCGAGAGTATCGACTCTGTTAAGTACTTTGCCCCTAGACTGTATTCAGCGCAGTACAGAGCGGTTACAGGAAGGGACTACGAAACTATTATCCAATCAATCTATCCAAACACCGAGAGTGTATCTGTAGTTGGTGGTGAAGAGTTGGATCCACCACAGTTTGGAACAGTATTCATTACAATCAAACCAAAGAATGGTGAGTTTGTATCTGATTTTGACAAGCAGCAGATTCTTTCAAAACTAAAGAATTACTCACTCACAGGAATCAACCAAAAGATACTTGAACTCAAGTTGCTTTATGTTGAGATGGATTCTTTTGTCTACTATAACTCGGCAAAAGTTACCAACGTTGCTGATCTCAAGACTAATATTGTTAATGGATTAGGGGCATACGCTGATTCTAAGGATATTAATAAGTTTGGTGGCAGATTTAAATATAGTAAGGTTCTCAGCGTGATTGATAATATTGATTCTGCTATAACATCAAACATTACTAAGATCAAGATCAGAAGAAACCTGAAAGCATTAACAAATCAGCTGGCACAGTATGAACTATGTTATGGAAACAAGTTTCATGTAAATCCTACTGGTGCTAATATTAAATCTACCGGATTTACTATTTCGGGCGAATCTTCTACTGTATACTTTACAGATACACCCAATATTGTTCAGGGAGATACTGACGTAAGAAATCGTCTTACTGCTGCTGGTGTATTCACAAGTAGACCAACAAGTATTTCAGCAAAAACTGGTGTTCTTTCCATCATTAAAATTGATTCTGGTGGACAAAGATCTGTTGTTGCTAGAGACGTTGGTACTGTAGATTATGAAAAAGGTGAAATCATTATCGGAACAATCAATATAACATCAACAGTTAAACCAAATAATATCATCGAAATTCAGGCATTCCCAGAATCAAATGATGTCATTGGACTTAAAGATTTGTATTTGAATTTTGACATCTCGAATAGTTCAATAAATATGGTTAAAGATACTATTACTTCTGGTGAACAGATATCTGGAGTTGGATTTAAGGTTACCTCAAGCTATACAAACGGAGAACTAACAAGGGGATAATATGATCACAACGGGTTTTGAAACGAGAGTTAAAGTTCAGCAGATTATTGAAAATCAATTACCTGAGTTTATATTATCAGAAAGTCCAAAGACTGTTGATTTCTTAAAGCAATACTATGTTTCTCAAGAATATCAGGGTGCACCTGTAGATATTGCTGAGAATCTAGACCAATATTTAAAAGTTGATAATCTAACGCCAGAGGTTGTTGTTGGGTTTACGTCTCTAGAGTCGTCAATATCTTCTACAGATGAGACTATTCAGGTTTCATCAACGAAAGGATTTCCTCCAGAGTATGGTCTTTTAAAGATTGATGATGAGATTATCACTTACACTGGATTAACAACCAACACATTTACTGGTTGTGTTCGAGGTTTTAGTGGAATCACCACTTATAGATCCGAAAATAATCCCCAAGAACTAACCTTTTCGTCTTCTGTTAGTTCTTCTCATGATTCTGATAGTAGGGTTGAGAACCTAAGTTCCCTATTTTTAAAAGAATTTTATAATAAGTTAAAATACTCTCTTACTCCTGGATTGGAGAATGTTGATTTTGTTTCTAATTTAAACGTTGGAAACTTTATAAAGGAAGCAAGGACGTTTTATGAAGCAAAGGGAACGGAAGAATCTTTTAGAATATTATTTAATGTTCTATTTGGAGTTACTCCAAAAGTAATAGATTTAGAGCAGTTTTTGATCAAACCATCTTCTGCAGAATTTTTAAGAAGAGAAGTTATAGTAATTGAACAAATTTCTGGCGATCCAAATAAGTTAATTGGTCAAACAATAATAAGTTCAAAGGATCCAAATACTAATGCTTCTGTTTCTGAAGTTGAAATTTTTACAAGGAGTCAAAAAGTAGGGTATGCCCAAACATATTATAAGGTTGGTTTATTTGTTGGGTATAATGATAATGATTTAATTAATGGATCTTTTGGTATCACACCAAATACCAAAGTACTATCTACTGTTAACTCTGGAGCGTCTGTAATAACAGTAGATTCAACAGTTGGTTTTGCTCAGACAGGAACACTAATTTCTTCTGGAAATGTAATTACATATTCAGATAAGAGTGTAAATCAATTCTTAGGATGTAACGGAGTCGATACAGATATTCCAACGGCAAGTAATATCAGATCTGATGATACTTACTATGGTTATGAAGATGGTGATCTAACCAAAAAAGTAGAATTTAGAATTACTGGTTCATTATCATCTTTTAATACAAAGAGTGACGTTACATCAACTATTGAGGGAGAAAAAGTATATGTTAAGAATGTTGGTGAAAAAATATTAAATCCAGACGATAATAAAACATTCAAACAAGAATTTTTTAATTCCTGGATATACAATACAAGTTGTAGATTTAATGTGGATTCTATTTCTGGATCGACATTTACGTTAAAAACAGATATTGACAAATCTTCTTTGAGAGTTAATGATTCTGTTGATATCTTGACTTCAAATTCCAATAATGTTGTTGTTTCTGGGGCTACTGTTTCCAGTATCAATGAAGGTCTTGGACAAGTTATTTTGGATAATCTTGGTGGATTTTCACCAACATCTGGAATTGAATACGATCTAAGAAGAAATGTTAAAACAGCTTCTAGTTCTGGACTCTCTATTGATGTTGGCAATAATACTGCTTTCTCTGATGTTCAGAACACATATAATGATGGAAATGAATATTTTTACGTTGCTTCAAATTCTTTACCATCATATGAGGTTACTGAGAATTTAATTTCTAAGCAAATTGATTCTGCTGTGGCAGGATCAACAATTCAGGGATATAATGATACAACACAGAAATACTCAATTATTTCTTTTTCATCTTCTGTTGATTTTCTCACAGGTGATAGTGTTTATTATCAACCAGAATCTGCACCATTATTTGGATTAACTGAAGGGATATATTATATTAAGGTTATAGGATCTGGAAATCAAATTAGACTTTATTCTTCTAGATCTTTTATCCATAGTGATGATTACTTGGAGTTTAACTTACCAACTCAATCATCAGGATACCATAGGTTTATTCTTTCTTCGGAGAGAAATCTATCGATAACACCACAAAAGATATTGAGAAAGTTTCCAGCATCTTCAAATATTAATGATTCTGGAAAAGATAAGACGGAAGTTGGATCTGTTGGTATGTTGATAAACGGTGTTGAAATTATCAACTACAAGTCTGATGATAAAGTTTATTATGGTCCACTAGAAAGAGTCTCTATAGTTAATTCTGGATCAAACTATGATGTAGTAAATCCACCAATTATAGAAATTTCTAGACCATCTGTTGGTACAACAGCACTTGTTCAGCCTGTTGTATCTGGATCCGTCAAGTCAGTTTTAGTTGATCCATCAGAATTTGACATTTCTAACGTTATTTCTGTTTCTATTACTGGTGGAAACGGTAATGGAGTAATATTAGAACCAGTTTTGAGAACGAGATATAGAGATGTATCTTTTAGTGGTGTTGACATTTCTTCCGGTGGTGGAGTAGATTTTTCAGCAGAAACAATTACTTTCTTATCAAACCATAATTTTGTAGATGGGCAAAAAATTGTTTATGATAAAAACGGAAATAGTGAACTTGGTATTGGAAGTTATGGTGGTTCAAATACTGATCAAGGAAGAACTTTAAAGAATGGATCAGTATATTTTACTAAAGTTGTAAACAATAAGACTATTAGGTTATTTGAAAGTGATAAGGATTACTATGCTGGGATAAACACCGTTGGTTTTACAACAATATCCAATCAGGGTATCCATAAATTTAGAGTATTTGATGGAAAGAAAAATATTTCACAAATAAAAGTTATTAACTCTGGTAGTGGATACACCAATAGAGTTTTGAGGGTAAAACCTGTTGGAATATCTACAACAGAAAACCTAGTAATTTTCCAAAATCACAACTTTAAAGATGGTGAACTAGTTAAGTATGAATCAACTGGATCTGTAATATCTGGACTATCAACCTCTAATCAATACTACATTCTTTCCAATGATAGTAATAGTTTTAGACTTGCTAATGCTGGTGTTGCTGGAACAATAAAATCAAATTATATTAGAAAGAATTATGTTGAATTTGAATCTGTAGGATCGGGATACCACACTTTCTCATATCCAGATATCAATATAAATGTTAACGTTTCTTATGGTAGCAGTATAACAGGTATTATTACTGCTACTCCAATCATTAGGGGTGAGATTATTGATGCTTATTTGTATGAATCTGGAACTGGATACGGTTCAACTACCTTAAACCTACATAAAAAACCACTTATCTCAATTAAGACTGGTAAGAATGCACAATTAAAACCTATTATTATATCTGGAAAGATTGAAAAAGTTTCCATTCTATCTCAAGGAATTGAATATAATGCTGCTCCAGACTTAGTTGTAGTTGGTGATGGAACAGGTGCTGTACTTAGAGCGATTGTTTCTAATGGATCTATAACTGATGTTATTGTTATAACCCCTGGTTCTGGATATACTGAAGAAAAAACAACAATTACGGTTAAACCGCCAGGTTCAAATGGAATGCTTGATGTTGATGTAAGATCATTAACGCTGAATAATCGATATAGATTTGGAGATGAAATTCTATATTCCTCTGGTAATGGTCTTCAGTATGGAATTGTTGGGTATTCTACAGCAATAGGAAATAAGTTTACTGTAGATGAGGGTAATCAACATTCTCCCATTGTTGGGTGGGCATATGATGGCAATCCAATTTATGGTCCATATGGATATTCTGACCCAGATGATGAGAATTCACCACTAAAGTTGGTTGAAACTGGATACACTTTAGATATATCCAATATAACCAACAGACCAAGTTTTGATTCTGGATTTTTTGTTGAGGATTACTCCTTTGATTCGACTGGAGATCTCGATGTTCATAATGGAAGATATTGTAAAACTCCAGAGTTTCCACAAGGAACTTATGCTTATTTCTGTGGTATTAAGACAGACTCTCTATCAAATAATTTGGTTGCCGAGTTCCCATATTTTATTGGTGATACTTTTAACTCTAAGTTTTACATAGAAAACAAAAAACTAGATCAAACATTTGATTTTAATAACTCAAATCTAATCAGAAACACATTCCCATATAAAGTTTCTGAAAAATATGCTGATAATGACTTTATTTCAGAATCTTATGAAATTACAAATCAAACAACAAAAATTGATTCTGTTACTACCGGATCTGTAGAATCATTTACTATTGTTTCTTCTGGAGAAGACTATAAAATTGGAGATGTTGCCAATTTTAACAATGATGGAACAAATGGTGGCGGTGTAACTGCTTCGATTTCAAGGTTGACTGGTAAAGAAATCGTTGATCTTTCAACATCGATTGAAACTTATGAAGATGCTGTAATTACTTGGAAGAATCAGAATCAGGTTGAAGTTTATGTAGATCCATATCATTCTCTTCTTGATGGTGATTATGTCACTATTTCTGGTCTTTCTACTTTTGTACAGGGCATATCAAAAACACATAAAATTGGAGTATCGACAGATCATTCATCCCTAAACAAACAAGTTCCAGCGAACGCAACTGCTGGTGTTGTAACTGACATTTATCTTTCTAGAAATTTAAAATTAGTATCTGTAGGATCATCTATTGGAATTGGTACAGAAGTTCTTTCAGTGTTAAATGTCTTTGATACTGAGAAAGTTCTCAGAGTTAAGAGAGGTATTGTTGGATCTGCCCATACAGCATCGACGCAAGTTTCTTTAGAACCAAGCACATTCACTTTACCAACATCTTCACAATATTTTAACTCTAAAGTCAACGATAAGGTTTATTTTAATCCAAGAAGTTCTGTTGGTGTTGGAACAACATCAGGAATTGGTGTTGCCGTAGATTTCCCTCTGGGTGAAGTAACAAATACAATTTCAATACCAACTCAAAGCATATATTTACCAAACCACCCATTCAAAACAAATCAGCAAGTAACTTTATATAAGAAGAGTTCTTCTAGTGCAATCTCTGTTGGAACAACCTCTGGAGATATACCATTCAATCTACCAATAAGTGGCGATTCACAGACCGTTTACGTTATCAATAAATCGAAAGACTTTATTGGTTTAACAACATCTGTTGGTTTAACCACAAATACTGATGGATTATTCTTCTTTAATAACGGAAGTGATGATTATGAGTATTATTTGGAAAGTGCATATACTCAAGTAACTGGAAAAGTAGAAAGGATTAAGACTACAGTATCTGTTTCTACAGATCACCAATTAAGAAATGGTGATAAAGTCGTATTTGATATAACACCAAATTTAACCGTTGGAATTGGAACATCAACGGAAGTAAGAGTTAAATATAATTCTTCAATTGAAAAGATTGTAATTGATCCTGTTGGTTTTGGATCAGAATCTATAATCACTTCCTCAAATAAAATTAATATTGAGAATCATGGATACAAAACTGGTGATAAAATTTTCTATGACTCTTCAGACTTAATTGCTTCTGGATTAGAAACAGGAAGTTACTATGTTTATAGAATTGATGATAATAATTTTAATCTGTGCGAAACTAAGTATGATGTTTCTTTAAATCCACCAACTATAGTAAGTATAGCTGGAACTGGAGGTTTTGGGCAAGAATTTAGTCTTATTAATCCAAGAATTGAGACTTATATTGGCAACAATCTTAAATTTGATTTAAGTGACTCTTCTTTACAAGGATATGAGTTTAAGATTTATACAAATTCAACTTTTGGAAATGAGTTTGTCTCTGTAGGAAACACCACACCATTTACAGTTATTGGTGTTGGAACGGTAGGAGTTTCAACTAATGCCTCATTGACTCTAAACTATGATTCAAATATTCCATCAAAATTATTCTATAATGTAGAAAAATCTGGATTTATTAGTACCTCAGATACTAGTGTATCTGATTATTCAATGATATCAATTATCGAAAGTAAGTACAATAACAAGGAATATCAAGTTATTGGCACTGGATCAACAACTTTTGACGTTGCTCTTACTGGTAAACCAGAAAGATTAAGTTACTCTCCAAATAATTGCAGTAAGATTGAGTATACTACAACATCATTAAACGAGAAAGGTGGAGTTGCCAAATTAAGCATTCTTTCTGGTGGATTCAATTATAAGAAAACTCCTTCGTTTATAGATATCACTTCAATTGAAGGAAAGAATGCTTCCATTATAGCAATCTCACAATCCATTGGTAGGATTAAAAATACTACTATTTTAGATCAGGGATTCGATTATTCATGCGACAGAACTCTCAGACCAGAAGCATATATTTCTCCAAAAATTAATTTAAAAAATTCCAGTGAAATTGCAAATATTTCTGTTATTGATGGTGGAAGAAATTATTCTTCTCTACCAGAATTAGTAGTTGTTAATTCTGTAACTAGAGAAAAGAATGATAGTGGTATTTTATCTCCAGTGTTAGCATCAAATTCAATTGCATCTGTAGATATTACTAGAAGTCCAAAAGGTTTACCGTTTGGAAATGTTGAAATCTTTACTATAAACAATACAAATGGTATTGGAATTAACACTATGGAAACTTCCACATCTGGAATTGTTACTTGCTATATGAATACACCAACTTTTGGTTATACACAATCTCCTTTTACTGTTGGTGACAAGATATTTGTTGAGGGAATTGAAAATGTAGATTCCAATGGGACGGGATTTAACTCTGATGACAATGGATATCAGTTTTTCATTGTATCAAGTTTCCAAAACACTAATCCAGCAGTTTTAGAATTTGATATTTCTGGTATTACAACTAATCCAGGAATAGCAAAAACAAACCAAAGTTCTTATGCCAATATTATAAATCATAATGATTATCCTAAGTTTGAAGTAACAACAGCGTATTCGGATTTCTTAATTGGCGAAAAGTTATCTACAGATAACAGAGATGGATTTATTCTCAGAGACTTATCAGTAACAGAATATGGAAAAGGATATGTAAAGGTTTATGGATCTTATAACTTAAGTGTTGGTGAGATTCTGAAAGGGGAAAATTCTGGGACTCTAGCTACTGTTGAGACCATAACAAATAATGAAGGTATATTTGATGTTCGTTACTCATCAGAAAAAAATTATGAGTGGGCAAATAGTGTTGGAAAACTTGGTGTTGATTATCAAGTTATTCCAGATAATGATTATTACCAAAATTTATCATATACTGTTAAGAGTCCAGTAGCATATGAGGATTTAATCAATCCTGTCAATAGACTACTTCATACATCTGGATTGAAAAACTTTGCCGATACTGAAATTGAGGAATCTGTTAATGTTGGGACATCTCTAACAAGTACTTCAGAATCCATCGTTGTTAGAGATATTTTAGAAGAAAAGAGAGTTGATACTATCAACTTCTATGACAATGTTGTTGATATTGACACTATCACCAATGGAAATGGTCAAATCAAATCTAAGTTTCTCAAGTTAAAGAGTAAATCATTAGCAGATTACATCAGATGTAGTACAAATAGAGTTTTAAAAATTGATGACTTCAGTACTCAATTCAAAAATAGAAACAATACGACAGAAGAATACGTTGACATTGTCTCTTATGATAATAGTTACTCTGAGTTTTTAATACAAGCAGTAGATCCAAATGGAACTGATAGACAAATAACAGAACTAATTGTTTTAAATAATGGTTTGAACTCAATAACCCTGGAGAAATCTTCTTTATACAATACTGAAAATGAAATTGCTGATATTCAATCCATCATTGATGAATTTGGAAATTTATATCTCAGATTTTCTCCAGAGGATACTGAAAATACTGATTATAATATCAAGGTACTTAACTCAAGTTTCAATTCTGTTCTGAGTGGAATTAGTACACAATCTATTGGATTTATTGATATTATTGGTGCCAATAAATTGGTTGGAGTTGGTTCAACTGGAACTGTAGTCGGATTCTCTACTCTTACAACATCTTCGGTATATGGTAAGTTCCAAGTTTATGATCGGATTTCAGATCAGATTAACTTTGTAGAACTAGAAATTGACCATGATGGAGAAAATACTTATATTTCAGAATTCTATAGTGACAGTAGTCTCGGAAGTGTTGGTGGTCTAATCGGATCATTTGGTATTTCTATTGATAGTGGTGTGCTAACACTCGACTTTACAAATAATTCCACTAACGAAATCTTAGTAAGAGGTAAATTAGTTGGATTTGGATCAACATCTGTTGGTGTTGGAACATATAGATTCAAAACTTCGGCACAAACAGATGGATCTGAGAGAAGCATAAAACTGGAATCTAATGTATCTTCTAGTTCAACGGTATTCTCTGCCGATAAGAGTCTTATTTCTTCAGTTAAATCCTTAGTCAGAGTTTCATATGGTGATACTACTTCTATTCATCAAGTGTTGATGACACATGATGGAACAGATGTTTACACTATGCAATACCCATTCATCTCAGTCGGAAGCACTAGTGGTATTGGAACATTTTCTGGTGAGTACAATGGAACCGATTTAGTTCTTAGTTTTTATCCAGATCCAAATATTGTTGGATCTTATGAAATTCAAAGTTTGAATAAATTTTTCTATGAAGATAGTGATACTATTAATACGCCACCAGATCTAACCTACGGTCCCGTAACAGAAGCAGTCAATCTTGCGTTCTACAATTCTAAAAACGGATCTAGAGCAAATAAACTTGACTTTAATTTAAATTATGAAGAAACTCCAATCTTCGCCAAAACTTTTGATCCATCAGATTCAACCATTCTTGATGCTGAGACTGGAATATTTACAATCAACAATCACTTCTTCAGCACTGGTGAAAGATTAAATTATACACCAAACAGTAGTGTAATTGGATTAGCATTCACTAGTGTTGGTATTGGATCAACAGCAACAGAAATATCTGGGGGTGTTGGTATTGGAACAACAGATGTTTTACCATCAACTGTTTATGCTATTAAGATAAACAATAACCAGTTTAAGGTAGCAACAACTCCATTGTATGCTTCTTCTGGAATAGGAGTAACATTCACTTCTACTGGAAGTGGAAATACACATGAATTTGAAATGTATAAAAAACTTGAGAAAACCGTACTCTCAATTGATGGTGTTGTTCAATATCCTCTAGCATATAATCCATTATCATACACTTTAGTTGATAATGGTGGTCAAGTAAGTGCTTCTTCTACATTCTTCGCTGTTTCTGGAATTTCTTCAATTAGACCATTAGATATATTAAAAGTTGATGATGAATTTGTAACAGTTCTTGCTGTTGGACTTGGAGCAACTTCAAGCGGTCCAATTGATAATGTTGGTATCACAACTCTCATACAAGTTTCTAGAGGTTCTGTAGGAACTTCGGCAACATCTCATACAGATTCAACTGCATTCCAAGTATATCGAGGATCATACAATATTGTAGGAAGTACCATATACTTTACAGAAGCTCCAAAAGGAGATGCAAGAAGTATAGTTGATGACACTAATCTACCAAAAGTATTTTCTTCTTTCAATGGCAGAGTATTTTTAAAGCAGGATTACAGTTCCAACTTGATCTATGATGATATCTCAGATCAATTTACAGGAATTGGTCAAACATACACACTTACTACTTCTGGATTAAACACTTCTGGTATATCAACTGGTAGTGGTATCCTATTGATAAATGATGTTTTCCAAACTCCAACTACAGATAATAATGAAGGTAATAACTATGAGCTATCTGGGGGTGTTGGTGTTTCTAGTGTTACTTTCACCGGAATAACTTCAACTGATGGATCTATTATTATTGATCCTGTTTATATTGAACAAAATCAATTACCTCGTGGTGGATATATTATTTCTCTTGGATCAACAACTGGTCTTGGATATGCTCCACTAGTTGGAGCAGCAGTAACAGCAGTTATTGATGGATCTGGTACTATTACTGCCGTTGGAATAGGTTCTACAGATATTAATGGATCTGGATATAGAGGTCAAGTAAGTATTGCTGTCACTTCTTCTACTGGTAATGGTGCTGATATTAGTGCAATAGTTGGTGCTGGTGGTTCTTTAACTTTCACTGTTAATAGTGGTGGATCTGGATATGCTCAAACAAATACATTTGTATCTGTTTCAGAACCCTCATATAGCAATCTACCAGTAACTGGAGTTTCTAGATTAGGTATTGGAACAACATCAGAAACTGGAACTGGATTACTTCTTAATTTGGAAGTTGGTTCCAGTTCTACCACTGGAATTGGGTCAACTCTATTTGAAGTTAAATCTTTCAACATAACCAGACCTGGTTATGGATTTAGAAATGGTGATGTGTTCAAACCAGTCGGTTTGGTGACGGATAAAAATCTTTCGGAACCACTTGCTGATTTTGAATTAACTGTTATTGAAACTTTTACTGATACATTCTCAGCATGGCAATTTGGTGAATTGGATTACATTGACAATATATCCAATCTACAAAATGGTATTAGAACAAGATTCCCTCTTTACTATAATGGACAACTTCTAAGTTTCCAGAAAGATCCATCGAATGCGGATTCTATTGAAATTGATATGGATTCACTATTGATTATATTTGTAAATGGGGTAATTCAAGATCCAGGTGTTCATTATTCTTTTACCGGAGGAACATCCTTTGTATTCTCAGAAGCACCAGAAGAAACCGATTCTGTATCAATATTCTTCTACAGAGGTACAAAAGGCGTTGATTCTGACATTGTTGACGTAAATGAATCAATCAAACCAGGAGATACTGTTCAGGTTATAAAAGATAACTTAAACCCAAGAACAATTACTCAAAATCCTAGGGTTGTTGTTGGTATCACAAGTTCAGACATTATGGAAACAAATCTCTATGTTGGTAGTGGTATAGATGAAAATAACTTCAAACCATTAAGTTGGACAAAACAAAAAGTTGATAGAATTATTTCCAATGAAATTGTATCAAAATCAAGAGATTCAATAGAAACGCAAGTTTACCCAACCGCTAGAATTATAAAAGATCTTTCAATCTCTGATACAGAAATATTTGTGGATAACGCCCAATTCTTTAATTATGAGGAAAATGAATCTTCGATTGTCATATCTTCATTTGATGCTTTGATTGTTGATAGCGTCGATCCTGTTTCTGCGGCGGTTACTGCAATAGTTTCTGCAGCAGGGACTATACAATCACTTGACATTGCAGATGCTGGTTCTGGATATATCGGATCTTCTATAGAAGTTAAGATTGGAGCACCAAAACAGATTGGTGTTGGAATTGGAACTACTGCTACAGCAATAATATCTGTAGTAAATGGATCTCTAAGCGGAACCGCTAACATCACAAATCCAGGTCTTGGATATTCATTAACAGTTCAACCAAAGGTTATTGTACCGTTCCCAACTCCAACATATGAGAATGTAACCGATATTACCACTGTTCAGGGATTCTCTGGAATAGTGACTGGTATTACTACAACCACAGGAACTGGCGGAAATCCACTTGCTCTCAAGTTCTTCTTAAATTCTACAGCATTCACTGATTTAAATGTCAATTATCCAATTTGTATTGTAGATACAACTGTTGGTAATGGTGTTACTTCGATTGATGGTGGGGACGCTTCGTTGGTTGGAATTGGAACCACTTTCTTAGATAATATTTACTATGTACATAGTATTTCTTCTTCTGGTGGAAAT